AGTCCGTCTCTGGCACGGTGCTGCTGGTGAGCATTGCGTCTGTCACGGCAGTTGGCCGGATAAAGCGTAAGGGGTCGGTCATGCGTAAACCTCGGTCAAGATAGCGCGTCCGCCTTCGCTTGCGGTTTCAAACTGTTTGGCGAATTTGCTAGTGGCTTTGGCGGTGGTTTCGTTGCTGGCTTTGAGGCTTGCGACCTCAGTGCGCAGGGCGCGGATTTCAGCAACAAGTGCGTCATTGTTTTGCCCACCTGCTGCCGGGTTGTAGGCTTTTGGAATGATGGCCTCACCCTCATGAATGCGGGCTGTCATGTCTTGCGGAACGTAGTTTGTGCCCACAGCAAAGCCGGGGAATGTTCGCCCCTCTGCCTTACCAAACTTGGCAAAGTGAGTCGCCGAAAACTCCACTTGGCTTAGTCCATAAGTATTAACTGCGAAGGCTGCGGCAACGTCAGGGTAGAGTTCAAAGTAGCTCTTGGCCTTGGTGTCTGCCACGGGCGATGTGCGGCCTTCGCTTTGCCCGTAAAGTGCGTAGTGCACATTGGCGTATTGGGTGGCATCAAGGCCATAGGTGTTTTGCGCATAGGCGGCTTTGACATCAGGGTTTGCCGTCATGTAGTCTGCCGCTTTGCTGCCCCCCGCTGTGTCGGCCACCGCTGTGGTGGGCAATGACTGCGCGGTTCTCTCTGCTGCCAGCGCCTGTATCGCAGAGTTAAATGATTTAAGCGCATCAGCTACGGATAGCACCGAGACATTCAGGCCATTGGCCGCGTCAAGTTGGCGTTTGGCGTTGGTAAGAATGGCATCAAGCACGGATACCTGATTAGCAAACCCGTCTTTCAGTAACTTTTGCTGCGCTGTCAGCGTGTTGGATTGCGCTTTCAGGATGCCTTGTGTGATTTCGTCTGCGGTCAACTGCGTACCGGTCAGTTTTGACAAACTGGAGATGTCATTGGCAGTTTTGTAAAAGTCACGGGCATATTCTTGAAACGTGCCAAAAAGCTGCTCACTTGGCTTGCTGACAGTAGCGAGTGCGGTGGTCAATTGACCGTCCATAGGCAGGCCACCGCCACTGCGTGCGGTTGCCAGTGCTGCGCTGATCTGGGCTTGCGCATCGGCACGGTAAGCGATGTCGGAGCCTGTAATGCGCATACCGTCCAGTGTGGACTTGAGCGACTGTGACAGGCTTTTGAGTTTGCTTACGCTTTGCGTCACTGCGTCCAAGCTGGCATTGGTGCTGTCGATGCTGGCCTGCATCAATGTTTGTTGTGATGTGTAGGCGGCTGTGGCAATGGCTTTGTCAGCCTCATACTTGGCGGTGTCTGCGGCCCGCTGTGCGTCAACAGCGCGTGAGAGCGCATCGTAGGCGTCAGAGGCCGCTGTCGTGGCCGAATCTAGGTTACTCTTGAGCGATGCAGTCTGCGCATCTTTGAGTGCCTTGGTAACGTCGGTAATGGCAATGCTTGCATCTTTAGCAGCAGGGACAATGCTAGCGAATTCACCCGATACACCCAGCAGCGCAGCATACATTTTCTGGCCGCTGGCTGTGGTCAGGTTTTGTGATTCGACGATGGCCCTGAAGCTGTCGCGTGTGGCTGTGGCCGCATCAAGTCCGCTACCTGCTGTGGCGGCGTTGATGTTCTTGATCGTTTGCTGGCGTTGCTCTTCGGCGCTGTAGAAGTTGGTGTAGTAGGTGCCCAGGTTGGCTTGTAGCTTATCCATGCCACCGCTGGCCGCGATAAGTCCCTGCGTGGCCTTGTAGCTCAATGTTGCCAGTTGCTCAAAGTGAGCAGGCATCAGCATCAAGGCGTCGTTAAATTGCTTGAGCGCCGTGGCAGCGTTAAGGCTATCTGTGATCTGTTGTTGCGTGGCGCTGCTGGCGGTGATGCCGTCGAATACACCTGAGAGATACTTTGGCAGTTCGCTGGCTTGCAATGCGGTCATCAATGCGCGGCTGGTGGCGAGCGACAGTCCGGCTTGGTCTGCGCTGCTGATTTCTCCGCTTGAGTACGAGCCTTTACCAAAGTTAGCGCCAATGACGGTGTTTGGATTTTCGCCCTGTTTGCCAGTGTTGCTGCCAACTTCAAACGCACCTGCAATGGCTTTGACGCCAAGCACTTTAGCGGTATCGAAGTAGCTCTTTGCGAGTGCTGTCGTGCTGTTGACCATGATGGCTTGCTGCGCAGCGTCCCCCGTCAAGCTGTAGGCATCACCACCCACACCGGCTGATGTGTAATCGATTCGAGCACGGCCTGAGTCGCTGGATGATTTGGTTTTGTTGCCAGTCAGCAGTTCATAGCCAATGACGGCGGCGGCGATATATGGCATGGCTGAGGCAATATTCGCACCCATGCCTGCCGCACCAGCGGCGCCAGTCACACCGCCCGCTGCACCAGCTGCCGATGCAGCCGCAGATGCCGCGCCAGCGTCACCAAGCAGCGCCGTTCCCATGGCGGCGTTGCCTGCGGTTGTGCCAAACAGCGAACCAACACCCGAACCAAGCGCAGATGCATATCCACCTGTTGCCAGGCCATACAAACTATTCGCACCAGACGCTGCGCTCAACATGCCACTTGCACCACCGCTATTCATTCCAAGCGCACCGGCAGCAGAGCTATAAATTGAGAATGCTATCGGCTTGATCGTGGCCTCATAGATGGCAGAGAGCAGCGCCTTTTTAAGCGTGTCGCCAATCTGTTTGGCCATGTTTGTGCCTTGCATGCCCCAGTCAGTGAAGACCTGGCGGGCGATCTTGTCGGTCTCGTCCCAGCCTTTTTTCCACTCCTCAAATGATTTTTTGGTGGCGGCGGCGTTTGCTTCTAACGCGCTGCCTCTTACAAGTTCTCCGGATAGTTGCTGTCTGAGTGCGATTTGTTCACGCAGGCTTTTGAGCTTTTCATCCCACAGCGTCAGGGTTTGAGTATCAAATCCGGCTTGGGCCGCTGCCACCTGTATTGCCGAGTCAAGGACTTGCGCATCACCCTCGAGCAGAGCCGTAATACGGTCTTGCTCTGCGGCCTTTACCTGCTCAACCTGCTCTTTTGTTTTACCTATTTCCTCATTGTGGAGGCGCTGCGCATCGATGGCTTTGGTGAGAGATTGTTCTTCTTTTGCGCCAGTGCTTTGTAGACTTTTCAGGGCGTCGTCGTAGGCTTGAGTGGCAATGGCAGCATCTTTGGCCTGCTGTGCTGCATTTTCTATGGCACTTCGACCGTCCAAGCTTGACTGAAGCGCGGTCTCTGCCGAAAGGAATTCGTCCAGTGACATTTTCCCGGCTTTGTAAGCGTCAACAAATTTGTAAAGCTCTGCCGTCTGATATTTTTGTACGTCTGTTTGCTTGCCTTCATTGACGGCCATGTCTTGGGTCTTGGCATCGTATTTGGCAAGCTCCTCCATGAATGAGGCATAGACGTCTTGAGTCACCTTAACAGCCTTTGCATGCGCTGTGTGGACTTCAGTATCTTTGATGATTTTTAAAGTCTCCTCAGTAATGTAGTCGTTGTTTAGATTTGGGTTCACCGTGCCGTTGAGTGCTGCATCATCTTTCCACTTGGCAATGCGCTCATGGAATGAATCAAGTTGTGACTGGCGTTCGCCTTCAGACCGTTTGAGGCGTGTTTTGTCAATGAGTGCCTGCTCTGCTGATGCGTGCTCTGCCGCAGCGGAAACTCGCGCCTTTTCTGATTGCTGCGCAGCGACATCATTCACATTGTTTAGCGCTTCTTGTGCAGCATTCAACTCTTTCATGATGCCAAGGTAATGCTCGCTTTGCGTCACATCACGGTAGCCATATCCGCCCTGGTTGATCTTGATGTAGTCAGCCGCCTCTTTTTGCAGACGAGCAACTTCTCCGGCCTCTGTTTTGCGTGCGCCGATTGCATTCACAGCGCCAATCGCCCCTTCGATTGATGCTTTGACAGAGTTCCACGCTTGGGCCACATACCCAAGGTTTCCAATAATTTCTTCAGCGCGGGTTTTCGTAACTTTGGAGAATGTCTCCGTCGCAAGCGCGGACGCTTCTATTTGCTTGCCTTCTTTTTCCAGTGCCTGAATTTGCAGAAATACTGCCTCTGTCAGGTAGTGATATTCGTCATTGAGCTTGAGCGTGGCGGTGCTGATGGCGCTTGAATAGGCTTGGTGATTCGTCGCCTGGACAGATAACGACTCAAACTGCTTGACCAGCTTTTCAACCTGTTTGTCGCTCTCGCCTGTGGCGTGCTGCATGG